ACAAGTATAATCTTATCTGTGCCATTAAAGTTAAACCGTTCAAAACGATACTTACCTGCATTAGTTCTGCCTGAATCTCTTTCTGTCCAGTTTTCAGAAACTTGTATTGTAGCTAGATGTTTACGAGCATTAGTGCTATCTACCTGTCGTGTAACCCCTGTAAAAGTAGGAGGGTCAGATGATGCATTAACTCCTGTATAAGTAAAACGTTCTATCTCTGTTTCAGAAATAGCTATCTCAAGAGTACCACTACTAGAAAAACCTGCTACACTATCTACGCCTATTGTGCCTGAACCTGTCATGCTTGTATCGGCTTCAATAACAGTGCTTAGTTCAGCAGAAGCACTACTAAATATTTTTTCACCTCTAGCAGCAAGATACTTATCTGCAAACTTAGCAATCATAAGTATTTTTTCACCAGAAGATGTAGTTTGTGGTACAATTTGATTAATTAATTTTCTGTAACCATTAATACGTCTATAACCACCCTCAATGTCAGGCTCAAAGTTTTCTAAAACTAAAGCTTCTCCCGGCTGCATAAGAAAAGTAGAACGATTTTTAACTAAGCCACCTTCACAATTAAATGCAACAGGTTGTACTCTAGAGCTATCAGGCATTAATTTACACCTGACATAAAGTTAGAAGAAGCGCGTGGCCTATTAGTTACAGTAGATCTAATATACTCATACTTATTAATTAATAAGCTACGCATATTTTTAATACCCTCTTCAAACCTAGCAAAGTTTAATTGATATTGTTGTAGCTCACCTCGATATTGATACACATAAGCAGTAGCACCATCTACAATTACAGGAGAAAATCTTTCTGGAATTGTTGTTGTATCGCTATGAGCAGAAAGATCACTAGGAAAAGTAAAGTAATCAAAAATTAATGTATAAGCTTTATCAGGATAAGGGTATAATAAATAATTGTTATCAGGGGTACGTACTATATTTCTAGGTATACCACCCTCACTAAATTGAGTAACTGCAACACCACTGGAATGTGTAGCAGCAGTTGTACTATTAGCACCACGAGTACAGCCTGTAATGTCATTACCTAATATACCAGTGTAAGTAACTTGCTCACTACCTATATGCACTGTGCCTGTAGTATCAAGTCCTGTAGTAGATGCAAGAGTTAAAGTAGCTACGCTACTAGAGTGAGATCCATTTAGTGTTGTAGCTATAACATCATCTTCTTTACTGGCATAATTTTTTTCAATATATTCTTTATAATTTAATGTAACTAAGTTATTACCTGATGTATTAAGGTCAGTGTCTTTTTTAATTCTAGCTGTACTATAGTCTATAGATTTAGTACTTGTAGGTATTGTATATCTAGCTTGTCCTGCTACTAAAGTAGAAGAGTTACTAGCATGATTAAAAGAATAGCCAAACTCTGTCTGATTAATAAACCTTATAGCTTCATTAACAGCAGCTTTACACTGTGTTTGTACACCTCTTGATCCAGTAAAGTTACTAGAGGTAAGCTCTACTTCATTCATACGAGTAATGGTACTATTAGTTAATGAAAGGAAAGTAAGAGCCATGTTTACCCCAAGAGTTTTTTGTAGTATATGTTTGATACACTAATGGGGCCAGTACGTAACCAGCCCCAAAAGTTATTGACTTATGCCAAAAGGTCACGGTCAACTTCATTCGCAGAACCTGACTGTGAAATATCATCCATGATAACACAAACTGCGTACACACGAATAATACCACCAGTAATAGTACCACTAGATGCATGAATTTCTACATCAAGTGTATCTGCTGCTGCAGTGAATACTGGCAAGTTACCACAGACACCTGAAGATGTAATTGCTGGTGTGTGATCACCAACAGATGCACCATCATAGTCAAACGATGCAGCAAAAATGTCTACATCTGTTCCTGTGATACCAATATGCAAAGCAGAGTCGGTAGTAGTACCCTCCATTGCTGTAACCACTTTAAATCCTGCGTGTAGGACCATAGTGTTTGCAGGTACAGCAATAGCTTGAATGATATCATTTGCTGCTAGAGCAGTTCCACCATTCTGTAGAATTGCATCCGCCATATCAATGTCGTTTTGCAAAACAGTAAGGGCACCACGGAGTTTCTTATTCCCTGTTCCACCGTTATTAGAAGTAGAAGCAGAGTTAGTGGACATAGTAATAGTAGCCATAATTAAATCCCCCCTTATGCTGCGTTATACTTAGCGGTTACAAGAGCTTCTGGACGAAGGATCTTGCGACCGTATAGATGCATACCACGAACAATGTCAGCAAAGCTGTCAGGGTCACGATATGTTTCTGTCTTGTTGATCTGCTCTGCAGTTGCTACAGCAGAATCATGACCAGCAACAATAACACCGAAGTTAGCATTTTGATTGCTTGAACCGGATGTACCTGGTCCTGTACCTACCGCTGGCAGGTTAGAGGATACATACATACGGAAACCGTGGAAGTTATTAATAACCAGACCATTGCGAAGTCCACCGGAATCACCATAGTCCCCATTCATAAAGCGGCTGTCCTCATCGGAAAGCAGTTCCATAAATACTGGGTCAATTACAAGCCAACGCCCTTGAGTGTCAACTTGCTGTTGATCAAGCAAACGCTTCATACGTGCTACAACCATAGCAGGGGAAGCAGTTGCAGTTGGAAGTGAAGTGGCACCGGGCATACGTGCAGTAAGCGGGATAGAATGTTCCCCTGCAGAGCTTGTTGTAATGTTACCAAAGTCACCTTTTTTCAGTTTCATGCTTGAAAGCAATTCGTCTGAACCAGCAGATGATACGGCTTTTTCACCACTTGCAGTAGTGTTAGCTGTATCTGGTTTTCCATGCAAAGCTGATTGTTTAAAACCTGACAAGTAGCCAAGAACTTCTTGGTCATACTGATCAGCCAAACGGTAAGCTGCACGGTCTGTTGCTAAATCCATGAAATTAACGTGGCTGTGAGCCTCTTCGATATCATCCATTTTAAAAGCAAAGTAGTTGCTCTTGTCAACTACCAGTGTAAAATCTTCATCGTCAAGATCTTGTGCGGTAACATTTGTGCCGCGTGTATAAGCTTGAACAGAGATTTCTGGTTCTTTAATAATACGTACTGTATCACCTTGTGCAGCGATCTCACCAAAATAATCACTATTGGTAATATCACCTACAGTAGCAGACTTGCGGAAAGCAAGCTGTACTTTTTTAGAATAGATTATGGGACTGAAATTACCGTTTGGTAGATTCCCATAACCTGATGCGGTTGAAAAAGCCATGTTTAATCCTCCTATAAAAAGTTTAGGCTTTCTAAGTTAAACATTATAGTAAGAGGCTGTTACATCTTAGGGTGCAAGTTAAGATTAATTTGCGCTATTAATAATACTTGGGCCTATTCAAAACAGGTGTTCTCATATTAAGTTTGACTTCAATATGTGTGGGGTATGTAATACAAAAGGTAGTCATCTTAGATGAGGCTTTTGTTATATCCCCTAGTTATACTATTGATTTTTTATTTGTCAATAGTTAATTTACCTAGCAGAGCCAGATATATCATAAATAAATTTACCGCTACGTAATGCAGCGTTAATTTCATCTGATCGTTCTTCAAACTCTTTAGCAGACATGCGAGCTACTTCTGATTCTCGGATTGAGTTAGAAACATCTTCTACATCTACTTCAGTCTTATTATTCTTAGCCACTGTCTTAGCAGCATCTTTAGTTTTCTTTTTCTTATCTGCAGGGGTAAGACCTTTATCCATTTTATAAAGATCAATTACTCGGATAACAGATTGTGGATCATCTGAGTTTTCATACAAAGCATCCTTAACCCACTTAGGTTGTGCATCTGCCCAGTTATGAAAATCATCTGCTGCTCGTAGGTCATCAAAGTCTGAATGTGTCTTTCTAATTACAGACTCAGCACTAGTACGTTTAAGTTCTGTACGTTCGTTATCAAGCTCTTCAATACGGATATTAGCTTTATCAAACATCTCTTGAGCTTGTTTAGCTGCAGTAGCTTGTACAAAACCTGCAACATCAGGGTATTCTTTCATCCAAGCCTCTAGATCTTCATCTGACTTAGGGGGTACAATACCTTCTTGCTTTGCAAGCTTTTCTAGTTTAGCAAATTTTTCTTCCCACTCTTTTTCTTTTTGCTGAGTGTGTCTACGTAAATCACCATAGCGTTTTTTAAAGGTTCGCTCCTCTGGAGATGCTGGTGTTTCTTCAGTCTCTTCTTCTTTAGCTTCTACCTTTTCTTCTTCCTCTTCCTTTCCTTTAAGAAGACTCTCAATTTCTTTTTCTTCTTCTTCTATACGTTTACGATTTCTGTTATTGTGATTAGGATTTACAAATCCTGCAGTTTTTGGTGATTCCATAGTTTGTAGTTCAGGCATATTTTTTTCCTTATGTTGGGGTCAGCCTTAGCTGAGTAGCCTTATTGGGGTCGTCTCATTCCTAGTTCCGGAGGAGTAGGCATTCGTTGTTGTTGCGGCTCTGCTGCTAATCATCACCTCTAAGTTTGGGTCTTAAACTAATGTCTGGTCCACCCCCCGTACTTACTTTAGCAGTACTATAAATTTCGTCTCCCATTTCATCTTTTACTTTTGCTTTTTCTTCATCTGTTCTATCCACAGGTGTTGGTATACCATGCTTTTGGAACTGTGGATCGTCTTTATATTTTTCTTCTGTCTTTTCGTCAGTGTACGTCCCATACTTTTCTCTTAATTTAAGTCGATCTTCTCCACCTAAGTCCATTAAAAAGGCATCAAGATCAAGATCTCTAAGACTTTTATCTACAGTTACACCTGCAGCTTCTAAAGCTTTAATAGTTCTTATATCACCATCTGTACCAAAAGTTTTATCAAATGCCCTATCAACATCTTTTAGTCCTTGCTTACTACTTAATTGTTCATTAATTCTCTCTTGTATTATTTCAGCAGAACTTTTTCCAAAATCGCTACCCATAGCTTCATAAATATTTTTCATAGCCCTAGCTTGAGACAGTGCAATAGTTCCTTGAGTTGCACCTATAACACTACCCACTAGACCAAAGCCAGTTGGATCAATGTAATCAAATATTTCATCTACTGTTGATTTAGGGGATTGCCAGTCTGCTTTTTCATACCAAGGACGACTAATAGTCGTTGGTGGATCATCTGAGCCATTACCTCCATCATCCTCTGTATTAATAGAAGTAACAGGGGTTGGTATATTAACTGGTGGTTGTACAGCAGAGGTTACACAGACTCTTAGAATAGGATCGTATGTCTTACCTTTTGCAGCACAGGTAGTAGGACTTGGTGCTTCATAACTATCGTCTTTATAAGATCCTGCTCCCGGTCTTTCAAAGCTAAACTCACCAGTATATCGATTTGGATTAGTTACAGAGGCAGTAGTTAGTGCGCCTTGACTAGCCATAATAGGTTTATCAATTGGTTCACCACCTATCCTACCATCTTTTTCCATATTAGTCAAGCCTAATTTTGCTTTATTACGTAGGTCTTCAAAATAATTTACACCAAAGTATCTAACCACATCAGCAGGAACTACATACTCTCCTTCAGAAAGCATGGCAGGAAGATTATCTCGTACTTCTTTAGCCATAGAACCAGAAGGAACATTGTTACCAGATACAGGATCTTTATTCCTACCATCATCCTTAAGACCACCATACTTAAACAAGTTCATTTGTTCTTTTATATTCTTCACTGCTCTGTTCCTTTTCCAGTATCTACTAGACCACCCTCATCATACCCAAACAAACTTTTCATTTGACCTACAATAGACTTTTTAGATTTGGGTGGCTTACTTAGTTTTTGTATATCAAAAGGTTTATTAACTAAATCTGTCTTTTGTAAAAACTCTGCTAAAGACGGTATTAAAAATCTTACCTCTGGAGGTAGACTACTGTCTGTGGCTATAAGAGATAATCGGGGAACTATTACATCCCTAAGAAGTTGTCCCTTAGCTTGAGGTCTTTGTATTATTTCACCTGTTTCTGGTAAAAACTTTTTTGATTCCCGACTAACCGTAAACTTTTGAAATTCATACTCATTTCCATCTATCATTACTTTGTCGTTTTCTTTTAGATTAATTATTTTTTTTAACTCTGGATAGCCTTTAATTATATTTTTTACATAGATTTCATTTGTTTTATTAATAACGTCTCCATCTACTTTGTTTGGATCTTTACCCTCTTCCTTATAAACCCTTTGCATAATTGTATTTCTATNTTCTANAGGGTCAAAATAAACATCTGACTCCCCTAGTTTAGGGGATCTAACTCTGTAAAGAGAGTCACCTGCTTTATCTACTTTACCCTCATATTCAAGACTAGATCCTTCTCTCTTTAGCATAAGTTGCTCTTGATCTAATGGAAATATTGTGTTACTACCTAAGTATTGTCTTGCTTCTACAAGTCTAGATTCTATTTCTCCCCCTGCACCTCTATAGAATTTAAATTCCATATCCCTAGTAAGATATTGAGCAGCATAATCTTCTTTTGTAATTTCTGAAAGTTTTAAAAGATCTTCACCTATTTTACCATAGTCTCGGATACCGTAGTTTTCCATAAAAGTTCTTGTAGCTTCTTCTATCCTTTTATTTATTTCTTTAGGTGGAACGTCATTTTTTCTTACATCACTAAAAACTTTATTTATTTCTTTAGAAAAATTTGGCTTACTATCTTTAGGAAGATAATCAAAAAACTCTCTTAATCTTGGTTGTAATCTAGTTAAAATACTTATTCGTTTCATTGTTAGATCACGACGCGTTGTATCTACTTTATCTACAAGATCTTTAGTAACTTCATCAGGAATAAAGTCATTGTTAGCACCGATATTAAATCCTTCATAATCTTGAATGCCGTGTTGTATCTCATGAAGAATTATAGATTTTAATTCAGGTATATTATTAATATCTGCAACTTTAGTATTAATATTAATTTTATTCTGACCCGGACTTTGACTTCCTAGTTCACCAGTATCTGTTTGATAAAATCGTACATCCATATCTTTTAAGTGTGGATATCTTTCAAATAACTTTTGATGATTAAAGAGTTCTGAAAGTTTTACTGTAGTGTTACCAGATGCAAATACTCCCATCTTAAGGTCACTTATTAATTCTTTAGTAGTTATGTTTCTGTCACTGGCAAGATTATCAAAGCTTATAGTAGCTGGTTTGTCATCTATTTCATAACGCCACTGTCTATCTTTAGGATTAATAAACCAACCTGTTTCTTTCCAAATCTTTTTGTTAAGATCGTAGAATGCAGCAGGATCATTAACATCTACTGTATTTAAAGCCTCTTTAAATTTAGAACGGGCATCTGCAAATCTAGAAGTTTGGTCATCGTCTAGATCCATGCCTTTGCCACCAAAGGTTCGTAAAGCTCCTTTAGGGACTTTAAATCCCATACCAACTACAGCCATAGTAGGGGCCATATCAAACACATCGCCATATGTTCCTTCGCCTGACATTGCACCTTCAAGGGTTTCATAAGCACCAACAGCAATTGCTTTACCAAACTCTGCAACCTCACTTGCACTGGGAATGTAGTCATCACCTTGCAAGTAATTAGTTATAGCTTGTTTTCCTGTAACTACAGCATCTTTTAATTTTTGTCTCTGTGTTCTTTGGTCTGGATCTAGTTCAACAATGTAAGTCCTATCACTAAATTGCATTTTAAATAAAGGATTACCTGCATCATCTTCACCTATTTGACGATCTGAAGGTGCTGCACCCAGAGGCCATTGCGTAAAAGGTACATTAGATAAATGATGTTTAGGTTCAGGTTTAGGTTCAGGTTTAGGCTCAGGTAGCTTAGGTTCAGTAGCCGCTTGAGTAGCAATAGCCTCTTCACGTACATCACTTAAAGAAGCTAGCTCTTTAGCATCTAATCCTTCAGAGCTGTCCCTTGACATAAGACCTGTCTTAGATTCCATTTACGTAATTCCTAAGTTCTATCATTTCTTTAAGTACAGCTATCCTACCTTGATATCGTAGCATCTGATTCATGTCCTGAGAAGCTGCTAGATATTTATAATTACTCTGTAGCCTATTTTCCATCTCTTCGACAAAAGGTTCCCAAAGCTCTGGGTTGTTTACAAATGGCTTCATTCTTGTTGACCTTCACCAGTATTAGCTGAGAAGCCCGGAGCGCCTGGTGGAGGGGCCATCCCTGTTCCTATAGTACCACCCCCAGCCCCTGTAGGGTCCATTACTCCTGTGCCTGCTGGTGGCTTCTGTGGGCCTCCCTGCTGTGGGACTCCCTGTGGAGAGGGTGGTGGTGCTTTCTGAGCCATAAACTCTTTTAGTATCTCGGCTTGTACTGCAGCCTCTGCCATGTTGTTACCAACCTTGTCTGGATCAAGATCCATAGACTTGGCAATCTCTCTGACAATGTAATCCATTCTAGCAAACGGAGCAAGGGCTGGGTTTTGTACCACTTGTAAAAACTGCATAAGTCTTTGACTACGTACCTCTGTAGCCATTAGGCTTTCTGTTCCACGAGCTTTAACTTCTAAGTCACCTTTGATATCAGGGTCAAAGTTAAACTGCATATTAAAATTAAAGAATGCTTTACCTAGTGGAGCTAACAAGTAGTCATCTAAGTTTTTTACTACGTTTCGTATAGAACCATTAGCAGCAGACATAAGCATACTAATGCCAGAAGCTGTACGTCCGACACCTGAAACTCCTGTCTGACCATGAGCAAAGCTAGGAAAGCCTGTACTCTCGTCTGCTAATACACGGGCCTTATCAAACATCATCATGTTTTCTGTGGATACATTAGGAAACTTAGTACCAAAGATAGCTTGTCCCGGCGCACCAGCAGCTCTACGGAATATCTTACCGGGATACACAGCAAGGTCTTGTCCGGGAACTAAGTTGTTTTCATCCACTTCAATTAGTAGGTTACCTGACAGTGCAGCATTATCTACTGCCATACGCATAAAGCCATTCATAAGCATCTGCGTATCTTCCATGTTTTCTGCTAGCCCTACACCAAACAAAGAGTAAGGGTTAACTTCATAAGGGGCGGAGAAGTAAGGAATGTAAGCAGGAGTAAAAGGATTCATTACTAAACGTAAGACCTGACCATTACAAATCCAAACATTAACGCTTAGTTGGTCCATGTCTTTTAGTTCTTTAGGGATATCAACATCCTGTTGCTCTAAGATTTCTGTATCTACATAACCCCAAAACTCTAGTACTTCAAAACGTGTAGTGTCATAAGTTGCAGACTCATCCTCCATTGTGTGTTCCCACCATTTTTTATCATAGGACTCACCATTTTGAATTGCTATATCAATAGCATTGTCACGGAAGAATGGTCTACGTTTTAGTCCACGCATCTGAGAGCGAGACATCTTGTGTCGTTCTATAACATACTCTGCTTCTTCCATTGTCGTAGCATCTGGATCAGGATAAAAATTCCAGATAGATACATTAGAAGTTTGAGGAATAGTTTTAAATACTGGGGAGTAATTACCCTCTTCATCCCAATTTGCATATTCCTTATCTATAGCAAATGGGCCTTTCATTACACCAGTACCAAATAAAGCACACTCAAAGGCTGTAGACCTAAGATGTTTCTTGGCATGGGATTCTTCTAATTGATCATGAATTTGTTTTTCCATTTTCTTAGCTGCTACTTCAGCAGGAAAAAACTGTGGAGCAGTAGGAGTTTTAGCAGAACCTTTTTGTAGATCGTCTTCAACTAAGTTTAAAGTATTAGATAATTCACTTTTACGTTCCAAGAAATCTTGCATAGTTTCTCCGGGCATAAGTCCTGAGTCACCATTCTGTTCTAAAGCTTCTCGTTGATCTTTGTTTGTTTCAAAATGTACAACTTCTTCTACACCATCAGGTAGTTTACTTGGGTCAATAGTTAGAGGAAATTTGTTACTACCTAAAAGAACTTCAGCAATCTGACCATAAGCAGCGAGAACTTTAGTCTTAGTTACTTTTACAAAAATACGAGATTTTTCAGTAGAGGTAAATTGAACATCACTGCTATAAATACCACGGTAGTTCTGATAAGATTTAATCCATCGTTGTTCTTCTGTTTCTCTGGCTGTCTCTGCTTTGTTATACTTACTGGTAACAAAGTTTAGTATTGATCCAGACTTAGGATCATAAACAGTATCTGGTTTCATATCTTCAAGAGAAGAAGACTCTTCCAGATCCATAATCATTTCTTCAGTTGTTTCAGCCATGTTTTTTCCTTAATAACCAAATGTTGCATCTGCTGCTTGAAATCCTGATCGTTGTGTAGCTGGATCAAAATCAAAGATACTACTTCTTGGTCTTGTCATTATTCCGTACCGTAAGGCATCGTATAGGTGATCTTCTGCGTTTGTGTCTACATCTTCTGGGTTATTTTTATCAAGAGGTATGGAAGGTAATTGAGAGATGGTATTTGTGCAAGTGTTAAAAAATACCAATCTAGCTTCTTCTGTAAACTCATCTACTTGTAACCTTCTATGTAATTCATTTTTACCTGCTACCCTAGAACCTTTAGATCTATCTGATGGTCTCCAACGACAACCTTTATGAATCATTTGTTCAGCAAGAGACGGGCCAGTATCACCACGGTTATGCCACAAAGAAGAGTCAAGAACTCCATACCGTATTTTTTCACCCTCTTCTGCTTCTAAGATCATATCAGCTAGGTCAGTAGCTATGACCTTTGAGCAATACATTTCTCTATATACAATTAGCTGTTCTGACGGACTAACAGCAAACCAGACAACTCCTGTATAAGAACCATAACCATAGTCACAAGCTCTAAATCTCGCCCAGTTGTGAGGGATCTCAAAGGGTTCTATTACATGATCCCTTCGATTAAACTCTGGAAACGCAGCTCCTTCGTTTATATCCCAATCACCCTCAAGCAATTGGCGTCTTTGATGTTCTGGCAGAGACAAAAGGTTAGCTTCATACATTCCGTCTTCTGCTAGATACGGGTTATCGAAGAGGGTGGCTGGTATAAATTTTCTTTTGAACAGAGGCTCACCCTCTCTGCTATGACCTTTAGGCCAAGCAATCGTATTACCATATTCATCAGTAGCCCAGAAAGAATTGTTAGATGGGGAGGGATTAATAAATGTACGTTTAACCCACTGATGACCGGGACCGCCGGGGTTACTGGTTGCCCTCATGTACAAAGGTAATCCACTCTCTTTAGTTGTACGTAATCTTGAGCGCATATAGTTCCAAGGGTAAGGTGTAGGCCACTGTGTAAGTTCATCAAAACCAATCCAGTTAAATGCCTGACCCTGATATCTCATGACATCATCTTCACGATCTAGGTAACTCATCCAAAGAGTAGCTCCACTAGGTGCTACCCAAGTCTTATCTCTTTCCATAAACTTAATTCCTGGAACTGCTTTAGGGTACAGCTCTTTAGATATAGAAATAAGTTCTCTTAGTTCCTCTGTGCTTCTACGTACAAGAAGCATACTTGCGTGTCTATTACCAAAGTACCTAATAGGATCTACAACTAGGCTATAAGACTTACCGCCACCTGCTGATCCACCGTATAATACTTCTTGCTCTGTTGCAGCTAGGAAAGAAGTTTGTGGACCTGCATTAGGTTTAAATACAACTTCTCTATTTAACTCTGGTTCCCTAACTTCCGTTTGCTTCAACTTCGGTGTAGGTAGTTCTTTTGATTCTCTCTTCGATCTTACGCGCTTTGTTACACGCTTCTTTGTATTTCTCGGCATAATAATTTGCGTTTGTAAGGTCTCTCTTGTTTTTTCGCTCACGGTTTATTCTTTCATGTAACGCAGAAGGACCAATTTTTCTTCCTGATCTAGTAGTTAACCATGCTGCAACATCTTTGTAGGTGTAGTTTTTTAAATGCTTCTTAGCAAGTTCGTAAAGCTCTAGCTCTTCTGGTATTGGTATAAGTATATCTTTATCTTCTGGATCTTCATAGTAGCCAAAAGGTACACTATAACCAATCCTTACTACAGGAAACCAAACTTTTTTCTTATTAAGTATAGTAGGTTTTGGTAATCTCCAAGTCTTGTTAACCCTGCTCATTATCTTTCTCTGGCAAAATAAACAACGGACTAACTGCTTTAACTTCTACCTTGTCGGTCTTAACAAATCCAGCTCGATCTAAAAGATCTTTAGCCGCAATCATCTTTTCTTTATTACCTAGCTCTGTTGGATCATCCATAACTTCAGACATAGCCCAAGCAGCTCTAGTGCCTTTAGTGGCAATAAACCTTTTAGTAGCTTCTGCTATCTCTTCATGTAAGGACTCTAGTAACTGCGCTGTAGAAGCAGTGTTGGAATACCCTGCTACTCTCATAGCTTTTCTGGGTATTCCTTTACACTCATTTGTAAACAGGGCATCTAAAAAAGCTTGCTGTTGAGGGGTCATAGTAAATCCTTAGATTGATTCTTTACCGTAGAATTTTTGTTTAATTTCTCCACGGGTAACTCCAATATCTTTAAGAGCTTTATCTGACATATGTTGTAACTGCCAGTATGCTACTCTACGTTCTTGTGCTTTTTGTATTTTTTTAATAAATTTCTTAAACATGGTATACTCCTTATGTTTGACCATAAGTAAGTTATACCACATCTAAGTAAAAATTTATATAGATATTAATGCAATCCCGTTATGCTAAGATTGCAAGTAGTTTAGTGTACTGAATACTCTAGTTCAACAGTAAATCTACCTGCAGACGCATCAGCATTAAGAGTAGTGGTAGCAAATACGTACAAGTTTGTATTTGCAATAGGTGCTTGTACTAGTGGATCAAAGATATGATACCCTGCTGCATCCAGATCAAGGTCTATTTCAGTTACTGAATCAGTAGCAGAGATACGTGGATTAAATGATGCAACTCCTGCACCTACAATCTCTGTACCTGAAGATACAACAGCAGCATTAGTAGCAATGCCAGATGTAGGATTAAGTGCTAGACCACCTACAAGTGTTGGTCCTGCGACAGTAGTAATAAATACTAATGCACGATGGATAAAGAATTTAGTTGGAGTTACAATACCTGATGGGGTATTAGTATCCAATGTACCTAGTTCTACAAGGCAGTCTCCATCTGCATAAGCAGAGGCAGTATCTGTATCTGCAAGTGAACCTACAAAGGTTTGAATCTTGCGTGTACCAAAAGAGTGTAACAGGCCTGTGCCTGTAATCCCAGTACCAAAGCTTACGTTATCTTCGTAGGCTTCAATACCTTTTGTAAAAGTTGTAGTAGACATAATTAAATCCTTCTGTCTTAGTTTCTTGTGAGTTGATCACTTATATTTTTATTTCTTATTTTGGTTTCCAGTTTTCTTTGGTTTAGGGGAAGAACCATTTTGAGGTTTCGGAGCACCGGGAAGGTTAGCTCTTCGCTTATCAACCTTTCGCTGAAAAAGTTCCATCTCACCATCACCGCGACCTTTACCTACTGTAGCAGGGGAAAGCTTACGAGATCTAATACCATTACCAGAACGTGGGTTAGGGGTATTTGCTCCTTTCTTTTGAGCATCCTTACCGCCTTTATATGTGATAGCAGCATCACTACCCATACCAGGTTTGCTAGCACTTTTACCTTTTAGGTCAGTTGCATATACCGCAGCCATAACTTTACCAGCTTTGTTTGTATAATATAAAGCACCATTTTTTTTAGCTGCTGCAATACTTTTATACTTCTTAGCTTTAGCTTTTTCTTTTGAAAGGGTAGAACCCTTTTCTTTAATTTTTCGGTTGAGGTGTTCCCTCAGAGATTCTTTAGCCATTGTTTAACCTTTCTTAATTCCTGTGTTTAAAGTTCCAGTATTAGAAATCATGCCACCTTGGTTATACATAGCTACTCTACCACCTTTAGCATAAGCTTTCTTTTTCATACCACCTTTAGCCATACCCTTGGCTTTCATGCCGCCTTTAGCCATGCCTTTAGCTTTCATGTCACCACCTTTATTCATGTAGCCCATATTATTACGGACTTCTTTAGGTAGCTTTTTAACACCTGTTTGTTGAGCAGTAGGTGTTTTTAAACCACCTATTGCCATACCTTTAGACTTCATACCACCCTTAGCCATTCCTTTAGCTTTCTTCTTCATTGTGATTATCCTCACTGTATAAGTTGTTAAATACTCGTTGCGTATCCCATACGTAGTCTACGTTTTCTTTTGAGTTAAATATATGTTGGTTAGGTCTAAAGTCAGGAGCGCCTTGTCCTGTTTCAAACCAAGCTGGATGAGTTACTCTCACTCTGTTATTGGGTAACGCAACAATGTTACCTGTGTATTGTCCAGCATCTAACAGTTCTAATACATGAGACTGTTTATGTTGTGCTGGATCGTCGGCAACTTCACTATCAGTATAGTCAACAGTAAAGTAATACTTAGCTGGATAAAATTCTCCATCTACTTTAGCTATCCAAGGAGCAGGTGTTGCTCTTTCTAACTTGTAAACACTGTGATAATGTGACATACAATCCCAAGGTTGAGCAAGATAAGGTGGTAATTCAGTAGGCCACTCTTCATAAGGTGTATCTCCTACTAGTGCTGTAAGAGGCATCCTAGCCCACATAGCACCGCCATGCACATTATCTTCTTCTTCACACCCAGTAAATATAACTTGGAAGCTTAGTGTTCTGTTTGGCATAGTAGTTACACCAATAACCATACAGTGTAAAAACTCTCCATGATAGTCTGATAANTTNTTTGTGTANTCNCGTCTTACCCATGCTTTAAAGTATGGTATACTACTTGTTAGATACGCCACGATGTTTCTCCCGCAAGTCTGCTTTAGCTTTCTTGAAGACATTTGCAATTGCTGTCTTCTTCATTACTCTAGCACGTTGTTCACCAACTGTCAAGATCTGAATCTTCCTTGCGTAAGGTTTTTTTATTCTTTTTACTTTAGCTACTGTAGCTTTTGCATCAGCCATAGTAGCAAACTTAATTGATACTGTATCTTTAGGATTCTCATCTGTGTAAAGTCTACGGTCAGAACCTTTAGGTTTTTTACCTGTCCCTACTTTTGGGTCTCCACTCATAGTTATACTTTCCTAAAGGATTTTGTTTTCTTTGCAATCCTTTTAGGTTGAGCCACAAACTGCTTACCTGCCTTAGTGCCTTTTCGTTTTGCTGCGGTTGTAGCTGCGTACTCACTAGAGCTAAGAGACTTAATAGCCTTAGCAGGTAAATAGCGTTCACCAGTCTTAGCACTAGGTTTGCCACTCTTAGTACGCCATTTCTGTTTGGTCCAAGACTTTAAACTTTTCTGTGACTTAGCTAAAGCCATCTAACAACACTCACAGTCAGGGTTACACTTACGATTAAGTAATGCACAAAAAAGTCTTTTAAAATATTTTTTCATGACTTGTAACCACCACCTGCAGCTTTGTAAGCTTTAGCAACCATTTGTGCTTTTCTTGCAGACCACTGTCCGGGAGCACCTCCCTTACCACCAGCTTTTATCCTGTTAAAGATTTGTTTGCGCTTTCCTGGTTGAGTATAGTTACCTGCCTTGTTTACTGTTGATTTACTTTTAACTGCCATCAGGAACCTTTCTTCCATTTCTTAGAAGGAGAAGCAGTCTTGGAAGAAGACCACTTAACTTTATCTGCCCAGTATGCTGCAGACATTTTACCCTTTTTAATATTCTTAGCGTGTCTAGATTTAAAAGCTTCTCGTTGCCCAACAGTCTGGTTAGTTTTTACACCTTCTTGACCAAACTTAATATACTTGTACTTACCACCTTCAGATGCCATAACATGATGAGACTTACTAGAGCTATCATTTAAACGCTGTGGTTTATTAACTGCTCTTAGTCCAGCATCTTTCATCTTAGTCTTGACTCGTTCAGGGAGAGACATCTTGAATCCTTCTAGGTAAACAATAGGCCACTACCTTATCCTTTGGTGTTAGACCGTGTGTGCTATATCGTTTTGTTATTTGAGCTGCGTAGTAGTTACAATTTTCTACCGTGTTAAATACCATTGTATCTTCAAGCTTCCTATCTACACCAAGATAGATTAGAAGTACAAAAACATACATTACATCATTTCAAAGTGTGGTGCATCAATAAACGGTCTACGACCTTGTGAACGACGAACATCAACATAGGTGTTCATTGCATCTTCCATAGAACCATCCCAGTCAGCAATATTACCTACTGTCCAAGCTGCTCCCCACTTAAG